AGGAGGGCGCATGAAAACGGGCATAAAAAATCCCCGCGGCCCTGGAGAGACCGCGGGGAGGTCAGCCGAAAGGCCAACCATGAGAACAAATGTATTATACCATGGGAACGTGTGTTTGACAAGGGGGAATTTTTGCATGATCCCTGAAAATTTGAAAGAAAGCTGGCAGAAGGTGCTAGCCCGCTGTGAACTGATGTTCCTGGCCGACAACGGCGGGGGCTATCCGGACTGTCTGGCCGGGCTGTCTCCAGAGGAGCAGGCGCGCACCCTGCGCAGCCTGGGGTTCCGGGTCCAGGAGTTTTACCAGATGCCCATTGACCTGACCCGGCCGGAGGCTCCGGACAACCTGGAGCCCTGGATCCGGCTGACCAGCGGGGTGGGCGTGAGCCTGAACCACGGATTTGTCTCCCGGGCGGGAAGGGGGAAGCTGTATGGGTGAGGGAACGGTACAGTTCCGCCGGAAAAAAGCCTTTGCCACCCTGTATCGGGAGGTGGCCCAGGACGAGCGCCTGAGCCTGGAGAGCCGGGGCCTGCTGGTCCTCATGGCCTCCCTGCCGGAGGACTGGGAGTACAGTGTCTCCGGCCTGGCCAAAAAGGCGGGCTGTGGGAAGGACAAGCTGCGCCGGATCCT